TCCAGACGGGTGCTTAACGTGGGAGGCTTTATATACCTTATCCTCGCGCTCATCAGGTAGTAACCAGCGTTGAATATTTCTATCCAACCTGGTCTTACCTTGATATTGCTGTCCGTCTAAAATACGATGCGCGGTAGACATTAACTGCGCATATTCAACTATCATCTTAACGACATGCTTGTCTATGTGCCATTGAGCACATATCTTCGGGTCGTTAGAAAAATAGAAAATGTTCATATTATTCGTCGTTAGCGTCTCGATATACGAACGTAGTTCTAATACGAGCTGGCTTGAAGAACTTTTCTACAAGACCTACAACCTTATCGATGCTGAAGTCCTTGCAAGAAAAAACATCAATATAAGTATTACCATCTTCGTTGCAGAAGTGAGCGCAGATATTAGATGTCTCAATAAGCTGTACAAGAGTAAATCCTGCCTTATTACCGCTACCGAAATTAACGATTTGCGGTTCACCGAAAGCAACCATTTCGATATCTTCTACAAGCTGCTTGGCAAACTTATAGACGTTATCATAATCCATGATTGAGGGAATATCACATGCCTTGCAGTCTAGCATTAGATGGTATCCCCATGAACGAATCTGTTCCATTTACTGTTCACCTCTTTCTATGAAATCTACTTTTGAATAGCTACTTTCGAAAAACAAATCAAGCGCTTTTAACGTATCACGTGGATCACAAGTACCACACATGAATACGTCAATTGCACAATAGTTTTTCTCAGGCCAGGTATGGATGGACATATGACTTTCGGATAGAATTACAACTCCTGTAATTCCACACCCATCTCCGAAATGATGAAAATGACTACTTAATACAGTAGCGCCGGCACTTGTTGCACTCTCGCGAAAGACTCTATCTACATCTTCGCAGGAAATAAGTTTGGAAGGATCTACCCCCCAGTAATCGACAATTAAATGTCGACCGCCAGCCTTAATCATTTCATCTAAACTCTCTTACAGGTTAAGACGTTTATTTATTACCTATAATATCGATAGCTACGATAATAAGGATAAGGCCTGTAATAATATACAGGAGGTGGAGCATAATATACTGGTGGTGGAGGTACATACACCGGTCTTGTATCGTAATAATATACCTTAGTCGGCGGCGTATAAGAATACGTATTAACAGCACAACCTGTTAAACTAAGTGCGAATAATAAGATAGCCGCTATTCTCATTTGCTTTTACCGCATGACGTTTACTATAATATTTATTTAGAAAGTAAAGTCTAGCAGCGTCTTCTTTATAATACAAAAAGACTTTACGTTCTCTTTCTGGCATGTTATCAAACCATTCCCAAAAAGCCTTATCAAAGGCTTCGGTAAACATTACTGACTCTTCTATTTGCATTTTCATATTTATAGAATTGGCCTGCCCGGAGGGATTCGAACCCCCGACCTACGGATTAGAAGTCCGTTGCTCTATCCAGCTGAGCTACGGGCAGAATTCTTTACCCCCTACGTGAACGTGCACCTACAGTAGATAGGTCTTCGTTCTTGGAAGCTAACTGCAGACCACCCTTATTAAAGAGCGGCATAACTCGAGATTGCAATTCGCGTACTTTACGCTGCACATGCTCAGGTTCATTATGAAGATTAGCTAGAATACCCTTAACCTTGCCAGTATTCTGATATGCAGAAAAATCCTCTAGCCATACCTTCTCATCAACTACCTTCGAAGGCTTACGACGAGAACCATAGTAATTACCCATTTTCTTCCTCTCTTTAAGCTGATCGGGATTAACACCCATCTTCGTCAGGAATTTATGATGCTCTTCACGAGCACGAGCAAGGCGCTTATTCATAAGTTACATAACACCAAGTGAGGTTGTAATGGAAATTAAAATTAGTCTTGAGGAATTACGTAAGCGTAAGCTATTCGTAGCTACTCCAATGTATGGCGGTCAGTGTGCTGGTATGTTTACCAGATCTATTGCTGATCTAACCGGGCTCTGTGTTAAGTACGGTATTGAACTAAGACACTACTTCTTATTCAATGAATCTCTTATCACACGTGCGAGAAACTATTGCTGCGATGAATTCCTCCGTAGTGATTGTACACATATGATGTTTATCGATAGTGATATTGGATTTAATCCTAATGATATCATCACTCTTATGGCTCTGCAGTCAGATGATTCACCATATGATGTAATTGGCGGGCCTTATCCTAAGAAGTGTATCTCATGGGAGAAGGTAAAACAGGCTGTAGATAAAGGTATGGCGGATGAAGATCCTAACGTACTAGACAAGTATGTTGGTGATTACGTATTCAATCCCGTATCAGGTAACGGTGCTATTCCTATTGGTGAGCCTGCAGAAGTGCTCGAGTTAGGAACGGGCTTTATGATGATTCGTCGTCGTGCGTTCGAACTTTATGAAGAAAAGTATCCCGAGCAGAAATACAGGCCGGATCATATTCGTACTCAGCACTTTGACGGGTCTAGGGAGATTATGGCCTATTTTGACTGTATTATCGACCCTGATTCCAAGCGCTATCTTTCCGAAGATTACATGTTTTGTCAACACCTTAGAAGGGCCGGCGGTAAAATTTGGCTTTGCCCCTGGATGCAAACCCAACATGTCGGTATGATGATCTTCGGCGGATCGCTAGCTGACCTGGCTAGTATCGGAGCCTCAGCAACTGCAGATGCAGCTAAGCTTGGGAGTAAGAAGTAATGAAGTTAAGTCAGAAGACTCTTGAAATTCTAAAGAGCTTCAATAATATCAATCCTTCCATGGCATTTAAGCCAGGGAATGTAATTTCTACGATTGATAAGGACCATACTATGCTAGCACTGGCAAATATCGAGGAAGAAATTCCTCGTGACTTTGCTATCTACGAACTCAGCAAGTTCATTGGAGCTTTATCGGCGATGCCGAACTGCGATATTGAACTTGGTGATAAGCAACTAGTCATTAAGACAAATAACAGTAAGATCAATTATACTTACGCAGAACTATCGATGATTAAAGCATCCCCCTATAAGGAACTTCCTGTAGATGATGTGCTTGCTGAGTTCATGCTAGAATATAACGTACTAAGTAACGTCATTAAGGTAGCTAGTATTCTAGAACTATCAGATATCACTATCAAGTCCGAAGAAGGTGAGGATGATATTCTCATCTATGCTAGTAATGAAGCAAACTCCACTTCTGATAATTATCAGATTAAGGTAGGAGAAACGTCCAACTCCTTTAAGATCTCTTTTAAGCTAGAGCACTTTAAGCTTCTTAATAGAGATTATGTAGTGACGGTATCCGAGAATCCATTCGTAAGGTTTAAGGCATCCGACATTACATATTGGATTGCGTCTAAAGCGTCTTGATCTTTTTCTCACTATACACGATATTGACAATACAGCGTATGTGCTGTGAACCTAGAAAGGAAATATATTATGACTGCATCTACTCGTCTACTTAACGCTCTTCGCTCTGGTGAAGAACTTACTGCTCGTCAGATCGAAGCTCGCTATTCTGTTGCTAGCGGTCGTGGTCTTGTTCGTGCTCTTCGTGAGCAAGGCTATGCGATTTATCTGAATCGTCGCGTAAATTCAAAGGGTGAAACCACGAATAAGTATCGCCTCGGTACTCCTACTCGTTCTATGGTAGCTGCTGCCTTCGCTATGCTTGGTGCTGAGACCCTCGGCATGACTACGGCTGCCTAAATTAAGTAAAATTGGTCAGTAGCTCAGTCGGCAGAGCAGGTGACTGTTAATCACCGGGTCGCAGGTTCGAGCCCTGCCTGGCCAGCCAAAATCCTCCTGATAGGGAGGTAAGTCTGAGTCTGGTTTCTACCCTGGATTCAAGGCTCAAGCCGCAAGGCTTGCTAGTGGTAGTAATACGATCGTGCTGCTTGGGGGTACGGTAAGAGATTAAACTGTTCGTCGTAGATGTGCAGTTAGCCCAAGCCAAATGCTTGCTTCCTTAGCTCAGCTGGTAGAGCAGGGTGTTGATAACGCTCAGGTCGGTGGGTCAGAACCATCAGGAAGCATCGCCCGTATAGCACAGTGGTAGTGCAATCGCCTTGTAAGCGATAGGCCGGGAGTTCAAATCTCTCTGCGGGCACCATTGGAAAGGTGGCCGAGTGGTTTAAGGCACCGGTCTTGAAAACCGGCGATCCGCAAGGATCCGTGAGTTCGAATCTCACCCTTTCCGCCATTTTTTATATTATGATGAGGTGAAAAGTGAAAGAGTTTCTATGGGTAGAGAAGTATAGGCCTAAGACTGTACAAGATTGTGTTATACCCAGCAATCTTAAGAAAGCATTCCAACAATTTGTAGATAATAAAGAAGTACCTAATCTACTACTCTGTGGTACAGCAGGTACTGGTAAAACGTCCGTTGCTCGAGCTATGCTTGAGGAAATTGGATGTGATTATATTATCATTAACGGTTCTATGAATGGTAATATTGATACACTAAGAACTGATATTAAGAATTTTGCTTCTACTGTCTCGTTTACTAATTCTCGTAAGTATGTTATTCTTGACGAGGCTGATTATCTAAACGCAAATTCAACTCAACCTGCTCTCCGTAACTTTATGGAAGAGTTTAGTAAGAATTGTGGTTTTATTCTTACTTGTAATTTCAAGAATCGAATTATTGAACCTCTACATTCTAGGTGTTCGGTTGTTGAGTTTAAGATTACTAAGGAAGAGAAGCCGAAAATTGCAGCATGCTTTTTTAAGCGGGTGTGTAATGTACTTAAGTCTGAAAATGTTGAGTATGAAGAAAAGGTAGTTGCAGAAGTTGTAACTAAGCACTTCCCGGACTTCAGGCGAGTACTTAATGAACTGCAGCGCTATAGTGCTGTAGGTAAAATTGATTCGGGTATTTTAGCTAATCGATTCGATAGTAATATCAAGTCTTTATTCACTTCCATGAAGAGTAAGAACTTCAAGGAAGTGAGGTCATGGGTTAACGAAAATAGTGATATTGACGCAAGTACGTTCTTTAGAGCTATTTACGACAATGCAAGTGAGGCTGTTAGACCTCAATCACTTCCGCAATTAATCGTAACACTTGCTGACTATCAGTATAAGAATGCTTTTGTTGCAGATCAGGAAATTAATATTATGGCTTGCCTGATCGAGATTATGAGTGAAGCGGAGTTCAAGTAATGACTCCGTTTGACTTTGTTAATTCAATATCATATAATAAGAAGAATCTATTCAACGAAGAACCCGAACAATCTCAAAAAGACTATGCACCTTATATTGTTAATAAGGCACTAACTCTATATCCTGATTGTTTGTTCTATGCAAATGAGATGAATAGGCTGCATCATCTAGATCCTAAGCTCCAGTTTGAATATTATCTAAATAGTATTCGTCCAATGAAGCGTTATGCGAAATGGGTGAAGAGAGTGGATGATGAGAATTTAGAAATTGTTAAGCAGTATTATGGCTACAGTAATAAGAAAGCAAAACAAGCTCTATCAATTCTATCTAAATCTCAAATAAACATAATAAAACAGAGATTGCAAAAGGGTGGATAGATGAATGCTAAAGTTGACGGGCTTGTTGAGATAACACTAAAAAATAACGAAGATTTTCTTAAGGTAAAAGAAACTCTTACTAGAATTGGTGTAGCTTCTAAGAAAGAAAAAGTAGTTTTTCAATCTTGCCATATTCTTCACAAGCAAGGTAAATACTACCTTGTACATTTTAAAGAACTATTTAAACTTGATGGTCGCCCTGCTGACTTCGATGAGAAGGATTTAGCAAGGCGAAATACTATTGCTAATCTTCTGCAGGAATGGGGTCTTATTAAGATTATGGAACCTCAAATAACTGTAGAGCCTATCGCACCTCTAAGTCAAATTAAAGTACTTTCATATAAAGAAAAAGCTGATTGGCAGCTAGTACCTAAGTATAATATTGGTCGCAATGTAAGGAATTAAAATGAAAACCAACTTTGATAAAGTCCGTGATTTTATGGAAGCATGTGATCAGGACATTGAGACTAGCCCTAAATTTCCGCTTGACCCAGACGTTACGTTTCTTAGAGTAAAACTTATTAGAGAAGAGCTGCAAGAGCTTGAAGAAGCAATTGCATATAATGATATTGTAGAAGTAGCAGACGCGTTAACAGATTTGCTATATGTAGTATATGGAGCAGGGCATACATTTGGAGTTAAACTAGATGCCTGCTTTGACGAGGTTCATTCCTCAAATATGACAAAACTCGGACCTGATGGCAAAGCCATTAAAAACTCTTATGGTAAGGTTATGAAGGGTCCTAACTATAGAGAGCCTGAATTGAAAAGGGTTCTTTTTCCAAAGGAGAAATAAAATGGATGTTTTAATTACACTAGCGGTTTTGGCTGCGGCGTGCTATGGTGTTTACTGGTATGCCAAGAAAAACAAGAATTCTGTAGACTCTGCAAAGAAGGTAGTTGATGAACTAGAGAAGGATCTAGTTGAGACTGCCAAGAAGGTCGAGCAGGCTGCACAAGAAGTTGTAGTTATTGCAAAGCAGGAAGTTAAAGAAGCTGCTGCTGCAGTAGAGACTAAGGTTGCTGAAGTGAAGCAAGAAGCCAAGAAGAAAGTAGCAGTTGCTGAAGAAAAGGCAAAGGCTGCTGTCAAAGGTCGCAAGCCCAAAAAGTAAGTTGCCTCAAAAGCAAGGTTAATATATAAATACTATGCAAGCGCCATAATGGGCTTGTAATATTAACCTTGCTTTAAGGAGGCTAACATGACTCAATTACTACCTAATTGGACCCCGTTTGCTGTTGGGTTCGAAGATACATTCAAGCGCTTTTCAGATATTGCTAATAATACTCTAAAAGTAGCTAACTATCCCCCATACGACATTGTAAAAGTAGACGAAAACAAGTACGTAATCGAAATGGCTGTTGCTGGTTTCGGCAAGCAGAATATTGAGATTGAACTTGTTGATGGCAAGCTAGTCGTCTCTGGTAAGCTTGATAGTGACGAAAAGAACCTAGCCAATATTCTATACAAGGGTATTGCTAATCGTTCATTCCAGCGTGCTTTCACTCTTGCTGATACTATTGAAGTAGAGGGTGCAGAGATGGTTAATGGCATTCTAAAGATCTGGCTCGAAAATATTATCCCAGATCATAAGAAGCCACGTAAGGTAGATATTAAGGACTCTGCTGAACCAAAGAGCGAAAAGCAGGTTCTTAAGGGCTAAGATGTCTACTATAATTAATAAGATAAGAGGCTTTTTCGAAGCCAGAGCCGGGTATGAGCGTTTTATTGATTCAGCTAACACAGTTAAGGAATCAGAAGATAGAATGCGACACCTTGGTACACTTAATATGAACTTGCTCTATATGAGTAAGTGCTGATAAGAGGGGCGAAAGCCCCTCTTTTTTTATTGATATTTTTTGCTATGTGTTATATAATGTACTATAAATGGAGGGTTTAATGAGATTCTATACTAACGTAGCTAGGCATTTCGATCATATTCTTGTACGAGGGTACGAGAATGGCCAGAAGATTACTAGAAAGGTAAAGTATGAACCCTACCTATTTGTGACGTCAAAGACTAAACAAAGCGACTATCGCACTCTTGATGGTAAGATAGTAGATCGTATTGACTTCGATTCAATGTCTGAATGCAATCAATTCATTAAGCGTTATAGGGATGTTAGTGGTTTTCAATTCTACGGACTAACTAACTTTCAGTACGCATTCATCAATGATGAATACTCTGAAGATATTACGTTTGATAAGAATATCGTATCTGTAGTGACTATCGATATCGAGGTTGATTCGCAAGGTGGATTTCCAAATATCGAGACTGCTGATAGATTTGTAACTGCTATTACTCTCCGTAAGAACGATGAGATTATCGTTATGGGCTTGAAACCATATAACGTTACAGATAAGCGCGTTACTTACTATCACTGTGAATCTGAACATCACCTACTCTTTAAATTTATTGAGACGTGGAATAAGTTTCAACCTGATATTGTAACTGGTTGGAACGTAGAATTCTTCGATATTCCTTACATGGTTAACAGGATCAAAAGAATCCTAGGCGAAGATCAAGCCCAGAAACTATCCCCCTGGAGTATTCTTGAAAATCGTAAACTGTTCGTACAAGGTAGAGAATATACAATCTATACCCCTGTAGGTGTAACTGTACTTGATTACTTGCAGCTGTATAGGAAGTTCTCTTATAAGATGCAGGAGAGTTACAGACTTGATTATATCGCACACGTAGAACTGGGTGAGAAGAAACTAGACTATTCTGAGTATAGTTCCTTGCATCAACTATACGAAAATGACTTTCAAAAGTATATCGAT